TGGCAGCAGCTGCTGATCCGCACCACGCTGCCCACGCTGTCGTTCTACTGGCAGGTGCGCGGCAACCGTCTGTACGTGCTGGCGCCGCCCGTGTCGGCCCAGAACATGAAGTTCTTCTACCTCAGTCAGGCCTGGGTCCGCGACGCGGACAACGCCGACCTGGAGAAGAACCGGGTGCAGAAGAACGGCGACACCGTGCTGCTGGACCCGACCCTGACCACGCTGTACACCCGCGTGAAGTGGCTCGAGATGAAGGGCCTGGACAGCTCCGCAGCGATGCGCGACTTCCAGATGGCCTTCGACAACCGCCGCGGCATGGAGAAGGGCGCCACCGTGCTGAGCATGGCGCGCGACTTCCGGCTGCCCTACATCCAGCCGCTGATCAACACGCCTGACACCGGCTACGCCGGGGTGGTCGGGAGCTGACGTGCCGCTGGTGCCGCTCGCGCCCATCAGAACCCCTCGGCGCGCGGCGGCGGCTCGGGTGTCGGCCTCGGCCATGATCCCGGCGCCGGTGGGCGGCCTGAACTACCGCGACCCCATCAGCTCGATGGACCCGCGCGACGCGCTGGTGCTGCGCAACCTGATCCCGCGCCAGCAGGGCGTCGAGCTGCGCCGCGGCTGGCAGGAGTTCAGCGACGCGGTCACGGTGGCCGGGGTGGCGCAGTCGGCCGAGTCGGTGTTCGGCTACGTGGCGCCGGCCGCGGCCAACAACAAGGTCTTCATGGCCGCCAACGGCAACATCTACGACGTGACGCTCGGCGGCACGCCGGTGCTGTCGGCGTCCACCACCGGCAGCACGGCCAACATCTGGTGGACCACGCAGTACAGCACCGCGGCCGACACCTTCCTGCTGGCTGTCTCGCCGGGCGCGGGCTACTGGACCTACAGCACCGCCAGCGGCTGGGTCAACCGCACCTCGACGACCACGGGCCTGCCTTCCAACGTGCGCACGGTGGGCGTGTGGAAGCGCCGCGTCTGGTTCACCTGCGAGAACGACCCGCAGGTCTACTACATCCAGGCCGTGGACGCGATCACGGGCGCGGTGTCGGCCTTCCCGATGGGCAGCACGCTGCGCAACGGCGGCTACGTCTCGGCCCTGACAAACTGGACCAACGACGCCGGCATCAGCGTCGACGACTACCTGGTCGTGATCGGCACGCAGGGCGACGTCAGCGTGTGGGAGGGCACCGACCCCAGCAGCGTCGCCACCTTCGGCCTGAAGGGCATGTGGTACGTGGGCCCGGTGCCGCTGTTCGGCAGCTACTTCACGCAGCTGGGCGGCGACGTGATGATCGTCAGCGAGCTCGGCCTAGTGCCGATGTCGCGCGTGTTCACCGGGCAGTTCAGCGTGGACGCGCAGAACACCGGCCCGGCGGCCAAGATCCAGAGCGTGTTTGCGCCGCTGGTGCAGCGCCTGCGCGGCGAGAAGTTCTGGAACGTGGTGTCGGTGCCCAGCAGCGAGGTGCTGCTGATCAGCCTGCCGGTGGACAGCGGCATCTACCGGCAGTTCGCGATGAACGTCACCACCGGCGCGTGGTGCGACTTCGAGGGCATGCCCATCCGCAGCGCGGCCATGGTGGCCGGGCAGCTGTGGTTCGGCAAGCTCGACGGCAAGGTGGCGCGCGGCCTGTACGGCCAGGTCGACGGCGCCTCGTCTGCCGGCAGCGGCGGCAGCTACGTGGTGGGCGAGGCGCAGTGCGCCTTCAACGCCTTCGGCTCGCCGGCGGCGCTGAAGCAGTTCCAGATGGCGCGGCCCATCTTCTATGGCCCGGCGGCGCCCTCGGTGCAGGTGTCGATCAACACCCAGTACACCTTCAACGCGGTGGCCAACACGCCCATCTTCACCGGCGCGGGCGCCTCGCTGTGGGGCACCGGGGTGTGGGGCACGGCCACCTGGACGGCCGCCAACAACTACGAGGCCTGGGCCGGCCTGAGCGGTCTGGGCTACTACGGCTCGCTGCGGCTGGCCATGCAGGGCCTGCCGGGCACCTCGTTCCTGTCGGCCAACGTGATGTTCCAACCTGGCGGGGTGATGTGAGATGGCGCTGACCGAAGACCAACTGCAGCAGGCCTCGCGCCTGCACAACGGCGTGGCCTGGGTGTACCCGTCCACCGACGACATGGCCTTCTGGGAGCAGTACTTCAACGGCACGCCCACGCGCACCGAGGCCGAGGCTGCCTCGGGCATCACCGTGGGCGGCGGCGCAGGCCCGGAGTACTACGCGCCGCGCGCGCAGGCGCCTGCCCCCGCACCGGCGCCGCAGCCCCAGGTGCTGCCCGGCATCGGCGGCGGCTTCCCGCTGGGCAGCGGCCGTCTGCCGGCCAACTGGAGCGTGCCGTCGGTGCCCACGGGCATGCCGGCCGTGCAGCAGGTGGGCGGCACGGGCCAGTGGATGGCCGGCGCCTCGGGCGACGGGCTGTACAACAGCGCGCTGATCAAGGCCCTGCGCCAGTCCTCGGCGCAGCAGTTCGCCAACCAGGCCGGCGGCCCCCCGCAGGGCGTCACGATGATGCCCAACGCCGCGCAGGCGCCGGGCGCGCCCATCGGCATGATGCCCGGGCCCACCGGCCTGGCCAACAACCCGCCGGTGCTGCAGATGCCCACGCTCAGCGACGAGGAGCTGCAGGCCCTGCTGACGCGCAACCAGCAGAAGAAGGACGACGCCTACGCCGCGCTGACGCCCGCGCAGCCGGTGTACAGCGACGGCGGCCTGACGGGGGGCGGCAACTGATGCGCCTGGTCACCGACCAGGCCGGGCAGCCGCCTGTCGTGTGGCAGTGGCTGCACGCGCGCACGCGCCTGCCGTGGAGCAGCGACCTGCGCTGCATCGGCACGATGCGCGACGACGGCAGCATCGCCGCGGCCGTGGGCTGCAACGGCTGGCAGACCGACAGCTGCTTCATGCACGTCGCGTTTGAGTCGCCGCACGCGCTGACGCGGCAGCTGCTGCGCGCCGCCTTTAAGTACCCCTTCCTGCGCGCCGGCAAGAGCGCCGTCTACGCGCTGATCGACCAGGGCAACGACGAGTGCCTGCGCCTGGTGCGCAAGCTGGGCTACCGCGAGATGGATCAAGGAGGCCCGCCATGGGCAAGGGATCAGCACCGCCGCCGCCTGACTACGTCGGCGCCGCCAAGCTGCAGGGGGAGATCTCGAAAGAGAACCTCCAGATGCAGAACTACGCCAACCGGCCGACGCAGCAGACGCCGTTCGGCACCACGTCCTGGAACAACCAGGCCGTGCGCGACCCTGTCACCGGCGAGGCCTACACCCAGTGGACGCAGAACACCACGCTGGCGCCCGGGCTGCAGCAGGCGGTGGACGCGCAGATCGGCACGCAGCTTGGCCGCAGCCAGTTGGCCGGCGGCTTCATGGGGCGCGTGGCCGACGAGTACGGCCGCCCGTTCGACTACGGCAGCTTGCCGCAGATGGCCCAGGCCAACGCGCCGGGCAACATGAGCACGGGCCTGACCGACTACACGCCGGGGCTGGCCACGGGCTTCAACTTCGGCGCGCTGCCGCAGGTGGACTCGGGCTACCGCGACCAGGTGGCCACGCAGCTGATGCAGCGCATGCAGCCGGTGCATGACTACCAAGCGCGCCAGCTCGAGACGAACCTGGCCAACCGCGGCTTCGACCCGGGCAGCGAAGCCTACAAGCGGGCCCTGGACGAGCTGCAGCAGCGCCAGGCCGGCGAGCGCTTCCAGGCGCTGGACCAGAGCGGCAACGAGATGCAGCGCCTGTTCGGCATGCAGATGTCCACCGCGCAGACCGGCTTCAACCAGAACCTGGGCGCGGCGCAGTTCAACAACCAGGCCCTGGGCCAGGCCGCCGCGTTGGACCAGGCGCGCATGGGCGCGCAGAACCAGGCCGTGACCAATCAGTTCGACGTCAACCAGCGCTTCGCCGACGCGCAGAACCGGCTGCGCCAGCAGGCCATCGCCGAGCAGATGCAGCGCCGCGGCATGAGCCTGAACGAGATGAACGCGCTGCTGTCGGGCCAGCAGGTGCAGATGCCCAACATGCCGTCGTTCCAGGCCTCGGGCCGGGCCGAGACGCCCAACATCCTGGGCGCCACGCAGATGGGCTACGACGCGCAGCTGGGCGCCTACAACGCCGAGCAGGCCGCCTTTGGCAGCGCGCTCAGCGGGCTGGGGCAGCTGGGGGCGGCAGCCTTCCAGTTCAGCGACGCGCGCCTGAAGAGCGACATCGTGCGCGTGGGCACTCATCCCATCGGGGTGGGCATCTACACGTACACAATGATGGGAATGCCGCAACGCGGTGTGATTGCCCAAGAGGTGCAGGCGGTGCGTCCTGACCTGGTCAAGCGCCACGCCAGCGGCTACCTGCAGGTGAACTACGGAGGCCTGTGATGAACGACGAGATGATGTTCGAGTACCTGCTGCAGATGGGCGCGATGCGCCCAGAGCAGGAGGAGCTGCGGCGCCGGCAGGCGCAGATCGACGCGCTGCGCCAGAGCTCGCTGGACCCGCTGCAGGGCCAGATGGTCGGCAAGCACTACGTGGCGCCGAGCATTCTGGGCGCTGCGGGCAAGGTCGCACAGGGCTACATGGCCGGCAAGCAGCAGGGCGGCATGGATGCGTCGATGCGCGACATGAACGAGCGCCAGCGCCGCGCGCTCGAGGAGATGCGCCGCCGGCGCATGGGCGGCGGCATGGGGCCCGGCATGAGCCCGGCGGCCGACCCCTACGGCAACGTGCCCACCTACGGCTCCGAGGCCTGACATGGACGAGCTGACCGGCCTGGACGACATCGACGCCGGCATCGAGGCTGTCGACTACGGCCTGCTGCCCGACCAGCAGCGCCGGCGCATGCTGCCGCGCGCGCTGCGCTCGGTGGGCGGCACGCTGACGCAGGCCGCGCAGACGCCGCCCAGCGCACTGCCCGCAGCCGTCGAGGCCTACCGGCGCCGCGCCGCGGGCCTGTACCAGCAGGGCACCGAGCTGATGGACCAGGACGTCGACACCTCGGCGCTGCAGGCCTTCGCGCGGCAGCAGGGCCGCCAGGGCGACACCGCCATGCTCAACGCCCTGGCGGCGCAGTACGCCGGCGAGAGCTTCCAGCCGGTGCAGGCGCAGTTCCTGAAGCGCGCCACCGCGGCGCGCGAGCCCATCAAGCTGGCGCAGGGCATGCTGACGCCCGACGGCCAGTTCATCCGCGACCCGTTCGCCTCGCAGGAGAAGCGCGTCGACATGCTGCTGCAGCAGGCCAAGTCCTACGAGCAGATGGCGCTGACCGCGCAGACAACGCAGGAGCGCAACGAAGCGCTGCAGGCACAGAACGAGATCGCCAACATGATGCGGGCCATGGGCCTGCAGATCCAGCAGCAGAACGCCAACACGCAGGCCACGCTGGCGGCCGGCCCCGGCGGCGTGGGCGGCACGTTCCAGCCCAGCGGCAAGACACCCGACGGCCGCTCGATCGTGGTCAACACGCGCAACGGCATCAACTACCTGGTGGACGTCGGCCCCAACGGCCAGCCGAGCTACATGCCCTACACCGGCCCGAGCGTGCCCAACGCCGCGTGGGAGAAGAACATCACCGACGCGACCGAGCTCTCGGGCGCTGCGGCCGGTGCGGAACGGCTCATCAAGCTGGTCGAGTCCAACCCGGGCGCCTTCGGCCTGCGCGGCGCTCTCGTCGGCACGATGCCGGGCGGCCTGCAGAGCTACGTGGCGCAGGCCGTGGGCCTGACCAACGATCAGATGCGCACGCGCGCCGAGGTGATGCGCGAGGCCGCGATGGAGGTCAACCGGCTCTACGGCGCCGCGCTGAGCATGGGCGAGCAGGCCCGCGCCTCGTCGTTCCTGCCCGATGCGAAGGACGACTTCGCCGCGGTCATCAACAAGCTGCAGGCCGCGCGTGCCTGGGCGCAAAGCAAGCTTGGACAGATGCCGCCCGGCGTGCAGCGGTCGACGCAGCAGCGCTCGGGTGGCGGCGCTGCGCCAGGTGGCGCTGTTGGTGGGGGCGGCGGCATCACCGTGCCCAACGCAGAAGACCCGCTCGGGTTGCGGAGGCCTCGCTGATGGACCAGCAGATCAAGATGTCCGACGTCCGGGCCAAGTTCCCGATGTACGCGGACGTGCCCGACGACGAGCTGCTGATGGCGCTGCGGCGTCAGTTCTACAGCGACCTGACGCCGGGCGAGTTCTACAACCGCATCGACTACGACACCGAGCGCGAGCGGTTGCAGAAGCAGCAGCTGGCCGACATGAGCCCGTTCCAGCGCGGCGCGGCCAACGTCGGCGCCGGCATGATGGACTTGGTCACCGGCGCCAAGCAGCTGTTCACCGACCTGACCGGCACGCCCGAGCAGCAGGCCGCCGCGCGCCAAGGCGTGGCCGAGAAGCGCGCGCTCGATCAGCGCTTGGCTGCCGCGGCGCCGGGTGGCGAGCTGGTGGGCCAGGGCCTGCAGATCGCCGGCCGCGTGGCGCCGACGCTGGCCATCCCGGTGGGCGCTGCGCTGCGCGCCACCACCGCGCTGCCCCGCGCGCTGGGGGTGATGCAGACCGCGCCCGGGGTGGCCCGCCTGGGCACCGCCGCGCTGGTGGGCGATGCCGCG